TGTCCAGCGGGAACCGCGCGGTCCCGATCTCCTTGACCAGGTCGCCGCGCGTGGCGGTGATGGTGACCGAGCGATCGTCGGCTTGCGTCACGCCGAGGTCGTCGAACCCGAGCCCGTCGACGCCGTTCGTGCCGGCCGGACCGGGCGGCCCGGGCACCGGCGCGCGCGTCTCGAGCACGGCCAGGCGTTCGCGCATGGTGCCGATCTCGGTGGAGACGGTGACGAGGCCGGCGAGCTGTGTGTCGAGGACCTGCACGCGCGCGGCAACGTCGGTCAGCGCGGCCTTGACGAAGTCGCGCACGACTGGCGCGATCCCCTCGACCAGGGCGGCGAGTTCGTCCTGCGTCATGCGGCCAGCCGCTCAAACTGCTTGGTGAGGAGGTGCCGCACGTTCGCGGCGAGCTGGTCCGGCGGCAGTTGGCCGGCCGCATCGGCCGGCGCGGCCGCCGGCGCCGGCTGGGGTTTCGCGAACGGGTCCTGCGCGTCGCGCTGCGCCAGCGCCTTGAGCGAGAACATCTGCTGTTGCATGTACGGCGTGTCGCCGCCCTCGACGGGCCCGAGGCCGAAGTACCGTTCGCGCGCTTCATCCGGTGCCATCGCCCCCGCCCCGATCGCGTCCGCGGCGGCCTTGGTCTTGGTTGCCGTGTCCATCCAGATCAGGTCGTCGATGTCGAGCTCGGTGCCGTACTGCGTGCCGGCAGTCGGGGTCGTCAGGCCGAGGCCCTCGTCGAGGGCGTCTTCAAAGTTCGTGATCAGCGACTGAATGCAGAGCGAGTGGTACATCTGCCACACCGACTCGAGCTGCACGCCGCGCGGCAGTTCCCCGACGCCGATCAGGAACCCGGGCACGTGAAAACAACTACAGATCGTCTCGGCGGTCCAGCCGAGTTGTTGAATCAACTGTGCGTCGACCGCGTTCATCGACAGCTGCGTGTACTTGATGTCGGCGGTGATGACCGCGACGCGGCCGGCGTTGCCGGGGCCGTTGAAGGTTTCCCAATCGGTCTTGGCCTGGGCGAGCTGCTCGGGCGTCATGCCGGCCGGCGCGGTGATCAACCCGCTCGGGCGGCTGCCGTTGGTGAAAAACGTGCCCGAGGTCAATTGAATGGCGAGCCCTTGCGCCGCCGCCGCCGCGCACGCATAGATCGGCGACATCCCCACGAGCGGATGAAAGAGGCAGACCATCCGGTCGTGAATGATTTCGCTGGCCGGCAGGATGAACTTGTCGGCGGGTTCGTGCGCCAGCGCCAGGCTGCCCGACAGATTGTCGTGTTGCAGCTGGTAGTAGACCCCGCCATCGGGCGCGATGAGCGGGATCGTCCGCATCGGGTCGAGCACATACAGGGCGGTGACCACGCCGCGCGCGTCGCGCTCTTTCAGCACGTACGTGTTGCCCCACATCAACTTGGACGTGATCCACTGCTCGACAAATTTGGTCGTGGTCTGGTAGCGGTTCGGTTTGCGGAGGACGGGCGAGAACGCCGACGAGGACGTTTCCTCCCACATGTCGTCGTCGTTTTCCTTGACCAGGCGCAAGGTGAGTTTGCCGATGTCCTGCGCGATGAGGGTGACGCAGGCGAACACCGGCGCGTAGGCCAGGACCTGATCGCGGCGGGCCTCGACGTTGACCTGCCAGGCGCCGGCGTAGGGTTCGCGGACGACCAGCGGATACCAGCCGCCGCCGGTGACCGCGCCGGGACTGTAGGGCGCCGTCAGGGTTTTGGCCGTGAGTTCGAGCCCGCGGCCGAACAGGGACAGCCGGACGCTCGCCATCAGCGGGCCGCAGTGAACGCAAAGGGCAGCGTGTTACTCGGCGCGCCGTCGACCCCGCGCACTACGACGGGCACGGCCGGATCGGGCGCCTGCCAGACGCTCATATCGACGCCGGTCGTGAGCTCGGTCGCCGACACCCAGGTGGTCGGTTCGTCGCGATCCGCGAACACGATCACCGCGCCGTCACCGAACCCCGTCCCGTGCACGTGCAGGGTGAAATTCGGCGCCCCGAGCGCGACACTCGCCGGCGACAGGCTCGCCAGGACCGGCGCGGTCCCGCCACCGCCGCCGGGTGCGGTGTCGGTCCAGCCGTCGATCGAGACGAACCCGATCCCGCGCAGCGTTTCCGCGAGCGCGCGATCGGTGACCGCGTAGGTCTCACCCTCGAGGTGTTCGACCCCGTTCTCGGTGTGATACGTCCGGGCGACGACGTCGAGCGAGTCACCGGCCATGTGGTTTCGATCCTTTCGCGGGGCGCGGCGCCGGGTCCGCGGCCGGCGGGGCCGCGGCCTGGCGCATGGCGAACCCGGCGACCTCGAGCGAGTGGACGAGGCCGTCGTCCACGGTGATTGTGTCGCCCGCGCGCGGATACTGGCCGTCCCAGTACCCGTCGCGCAGGACCGTCATCGCCACCTGCATGGTTATGCCGTGTAGGTCGCCGCCGTGTATTGCACGACGCCGGGGCGCCCCTTCTTCCAGTTGATGAACCGCTCGGCGCGCAGGCCGACCAGGTTGTTCTGCCACAGCGACGTGAACAGCGACGTCGCCAGCGGCGGATTGTCGAGCACCGTATCCATCTGCACCGACGCTTCGCGGCTGACGTCGATCGTGACGCCGCCGTCGTCGGCGTAGAGAATCGCGCTCGGTTGGACCAGGGCGACCGTGCTGCCGGCCGACTGCGAGGCGACCGCCTTGTAGCCCATGATCATCCCGCCGCCCTGCGACATGCCGGGGAACAGCGGCTGGCCGAGCGGGTTCAGCGCGTTGGTCAACGCGAGCGCGTTGGTTTCCGACAGGATCAGCACGGCGCCCGCGCTCGGAATCAGGGCGGCGGTCATCGCGGCGGCGAGCGCCTGGATGTCGGTGCGCGCATTGGCCGGCGTCGGGCCGGCGGTGGTGATCGGCGTGACGCCGTTGGTCACCGAGCCCGGCGACACGCCGGCGACGGCGACCTGCGCCGGGTCGATGAACGACGTATCGAGGAACGCCGCGATGCCCGCGATCATGTCGCGCCGGATGACTTCCTCAGCCGAGGGCGTCGAGGTCCGCGCGAGCTCCTCGGTGATCACGATGATCCCGGCGCATTTGAGAATCGCGAGCGTGACGGTCGCAAACGCCAGTTTGCCGACCGGCTTGGGCGCGCCCTGGCCGACCCACTGATACGTGCCGCCGCCGGTTTGCGAGGCGACGGAGACGTTGAACGGCACCTTGAAGAACGTGTCGACCTTGCCGAGGATGGTCTGCGGGCGCAGTAGCGCGAGGAAGTCGGTCGTGAGCGGCGTGATCGGCGCCAACGGGCCGGCCCAGGTCGCGTCGCTGGTCGTGCCGGCGGCCACCGCGGCCTTCAGGGCGAGCTCCACTTCCGGCGTCGAGTCATGCCAGCGTTTTGCGTACTCGACCGCCTGCAGCGTCGAGCCCCGCGCCACGGCGAGCGCCTGGACGTAGCGGATGAACGCGGTGGCCGGCGCGAGGTTGCTCTTGACCGAGATGATCGACCGGCCGCCGCGCTGCGTGCTGCCGTCCTCGGGCGCCGCGGTGACCGGGATCGCCTTCGCGATCGCCGTCCCCTCGAGAGCGCGCAGGCGCACCAGGTGCGCGTCGATCGATTTGATCTCGTCGGTCAGCCCGTCGTATTCGTCGGTCTCAGCCTGGTCGAGCGTCACGCCCGCCTCGGCCGCCTTGGTCATGATCGCGGTCATGCGCGCGTGCTTCGCCGCGCGGCTGGTCTCGAAACTCGTGATCTGTTCCTGAATCGTCTTGGATTCCATAGCAGGCGCGCCCTTGTTGACGCGCACGATGGGGAGGGAGTCCCGGGCGCGGGACGGATGAAGGCCAGGCGCGGCCAGGTCGAGCGACTTGATCGTGTGAATGGTCGCGTCGGCATTGGCCGGAATCGCGACCAGCGAGAGCTCGAGGACTTCCGTTTTCAGATACCGGAACCCGTTGGTCTCCTTGTTGAACGCCTCCTCGATCGAGCGAAACCCGATCGAGACGCCCGCCAGGAGGCCGGCCTTGAGACTCTGCCAGGCTTCCTCGACGCGGTCGCGCAGCGTGCCGGGCTCGTCGATGGTCGGCAGCGTCGCGGTGAATTCCAGGCCGTCGACGGTCGGCTTCTTGAACGTGACCGCGCCCACGGGTTTTTTCGTGTCGTGGTACAGCAGCAGCGGCAGCGGGTTTTTGTAGGAGATGCCGAGCGGTTCGACGACGTCGCCCATGCGATCGGGTTCCGGCGTCGAGGCGATGCCCGTGATCGTGCGCTGGTGCGTGTCGACGGCCTTGATCGTCAACAACGCATAGGCACGCGTGAGGGGCATGCGCCCTAGAGTGGGGGCACCTCAGCTATTTTTCACTACGGAATGGCCGCCGCTCGCCGTAGTCGGCGACGTATTCGTTGACCGCTTCGCGGATGATCTCCGACACGCCGGTGCGATTGTCGCTCGCGACGCGGCGCAGTTCGAGCCGTTGCGCCGGGGTCACCGCGACCGAGATCCGCGCCGAGACCGGCGCGTCGTGGAGCGGCGGGCGTCCGCGCGATCGTTTGCTCATGGCAGGGTCCTATCCGAGCACGATCATGGAATAGCTCGGCCGCTTCTCGGCGGCCAGGTAGTCGCGCCGATGGATCGCATTCACCAGCGCGCTCGCGCCGTCGATCCGTTCCGTCGAGACTTTCTTCGACAGTTTCAGGTTGCCCATCGCGTCCTGGTCGACCGCACAGTTCGAGAGGTTCCACCGCAAGACCGGGTGTCCGTCGTGGCGCAGCGCGCGCGACAGGATCGCGGTCTCGAGCGATTTGGTCGGCCCCGACAACGCCGCGAACCCCTGGTCGATCTGGATGCACGCGAACCCGTCCTGCTCCTTCAGGCGCGTCACCAGGTCGATCGCGTTCCACTTGTCGAAGGCAATCTCGCGGATGTCGAATTCGGTGCGCCAGGCGCGCAGCGTCTGCCGGACGTACTCGTAGTCGATGACGTTGCCGGGCGTCGCCACCAGCCACCCCTCGCGCGCCCACTGGTCGTAGGGCACCCGATCCCGGCGCACCCGCTCGGCCATGTTGTCGGCCGGCACGAAGAACTGCGCGAGCACGTCGAACCCGGGCCCGTCGTCGTCGGGAAACACGGCGACGAGCGCGGTCAGGTCGGTCGTCGAGCTCAGGTCCATGCCGACGTAGCAGCGCCGGCCGCGCAACCGCGCGCGGTCGCGGTCCACCTTGCACGCGTCCCACGCCGTCATCGTGACCCACCGCGCCGCCTGTTCGGTCCACTGGTTCAGGTACAGCCGGCGAAACGTGTTCTCCTGCGCCGGGATTTCCTTCGCCCGTGCGCACGCGATCCGCATCTCCTCGAGGCTGCGGAAATCGCCGAGCGCCGGGTTGGCCTTGCGCCACACGCGCTCGTCGGTCCAGTCGGCGTCGATCGCCGCCTCGTAGAGAATCGGCAGGAACGACGGATCGAGGCTCGGCGTCTCGCGCACTTTCGCGGCGTGCGCGTACAGTTCCCAGAGAATCGAATGCCGGTCATAGCCGGCGGTCGTGATCGCCATCATCAGCGGTTGGGCGCGGGCGCCCTGGCTGGTGCTCAGGACGTCCCACAGGTCGCGGTTCTGCGCGGCGTGCAGCTCGTCGTAGATCACGACCGAGGCGTTGAACCCGTGCTTACTGTAGGCCTCGGCCGAGATGGCGCGGTAGATACTCCCGCTGGCGCGGTGCACGATCCGTTTCTGACTGTCGATGATCTCGCACTGCACCTCGAGCTCGGGGTCGTTGCGGATCATCTGCGCCGCGACGTTGAACACTAGCGCGGCCTGGTCGCGGTCGGCCGCGGCCGAGTACACCTCGCCGCCGACCTCGCCGTCGAACATCAGGAAATAGATCGCGAGCGCCGCGCACAGTTCCGACTTGCCATTTTTGCGCGGCAACATCAGCAGACAGGTCCGATAGACGCGCCGGCCGTCCGGCCCCGTCTTGAACAGCTGCTTCAGAATGCGCACCTGCCACGGGCGCAGGGCGAACGACTGCCCCGCAAACGGACCCTTGGTATGCGTCAGGTTGTTGATCACGCGAATCGCCCGCGCGGCCTGACTCATTTCAGGCCCACCCATTTCGACGCGGCGGGTTGCTCGGCCTTCGACACGTGCACGCGCGCGCGCGAGCTCGGCGTCATCCCAAACTCGGTCAACAGCGCCCGCATATGCAGCAACGCGTTGTGCGCGATCTTCACGTACGGCGACACGATCGGCACCGCCTCCTTGCCCTTGATCACCATCCCGAACTTGCGGATCTGCTGCGTCGCGCCTTTCCACGTCGCCCACGCTTCGCAGTACGCGGTCAGGGCCGCGGTGTCGGTCTCGGTGAACACGCCGAGCCGCTGCAGCACCGGCGCGAGCCGGGTCCATTCGGCCTGGGCCTCGGGGTCGAGCCACGGGGGCGGCGCGAGGTCGTCGACGAGCGCCGGCTGCGGTTCGTCCACGGCGAGTTTCCGTTTCCCCGGCAACCCGCGCAGCAGTTTCAGCGCCGAGGGTGCCGGCTTGCGCCCTTTCATGGGTGGAGCGTCCGGGTCGGAATCACACCGCCCCCTGCGGTTGGAACCGCCGTGCCGTTCTCAGCACTTCGGACGCGTTTGGGATACGGTTTCGACAACGGCGCAATCTTCGCGCGGATCGCGGCGTCGAGCGGCATCAGATACCGATGCTTACCAGGCGTGATGATCTTTCGCAGGCCGACCGATGGGACACTTCGGCGCAATACGCCGAACTGCTTGCGATAGCCGGACCCGTTTTCGCTGACGAGACGCGAATGGTACTGACGACCCGTCCGGTCGTTGACCCATGCCCGATCCGGCGAAGATGTCCCCGTGTAGACCCACCCGCCGGCCTGGTAAATCGCGCCGAGATGCCCGTGCGCCGGGTCTGCGTACGAGACAATCAGATGCAAGCCGGGATTCCTGCTCGTCAGCAGTCGAATCGCCACAGCGACAATGCGTGACACGGGCGTGCGGTGCGTCGTGAGCGCAATGCGCGTTAGTTCGCAGCCCTCGATGTTCGTCAACCCGTACGGCCGTAAAAGGTTCGTCGCCGCGCCACGCGAGAACAGGACGCAGCCGACGTAGCGGCCGTCCTCCCACACGCCGATTCGCACGAGTGGCGGGACAGGCATGCGCCGGGAGTAGTGCCAGTGCGTCACGGCATACGTCGCCGCCTCGTGCGAACACCAGTCCAGCCGCAGGCTCACGGTGTCCATTCGTGACCGCACGCAGGACAGGTGACGGGCGCTTTCTGGTCGAGACGGCCCTGTTCGTCTTTACCGGCCGGCCCGAAGTTAGGAACGACGACGCCGAGCGTCTTTAATTCATCGTCAACGAAAAACGCCGTCAGGTCCTCGCCGTTCTGCAGGTCGGCGGTGAGCTGGGCGACGTTCCACTCGGCGAGCTCGGCCGTCCGGTTGTCATAGATCGCAAGTTGTCGTTTCTGGTCCGCCGTCAGGCCGCGCCGGCGCACCGCGACGACCGTGTCGCCGTCCGCGTCGACAATCTGCAACTTGGTCAGACCGGCGGCTGACGCTGCCTCAACCACGCCGTTACCGGCCAGGATCACCCCCGCCTCGTCCACCACAATGGATCGCGACGCCCCCACGACCCGGAGGGCATCGGTCAACATCGCCAGGTTGCGCGGGTTGTGCGTGCGCCGGTTGGCCGGGTCGGGGGTCAGGTCGCCCAGGGTGCCGATCGTCGGTCCTGGGGCGGCCTGGTGCGTCGGGGCGGCCTTCGGTTTGGGCTTGGCTGTAGGCATCGTTGGAAACTCTCAGAACTGCGAAAAGTTGCGCGAAGG